GTAAAGGCAAATAGCATTGCTATAGCCAATAAAAAATTTTTCACCATACGTTTTTTCCTTTCGAGGGTGATAGGGCAGGATCGTAAGGAATACTCTGCCAAATTAAATTAAAAAACCGACAACTCGGTTATACAGCTCTCATTCGATCTACCAGTCTTTGAGCGCGTTTTGTGACCTGGCGATACCATCTGCTATCAACCATTTCATCTGCGGCTGCGTTCCAATCTCTCGCATCCACACCTCTTTTCATTCCTTTAAATTTTGATAATCTTGGTCTACCCATGTTGAACATCATATTAGCAATGATTCTTTGTACCTCTTCTGGTAGAACACCAAAGTCTGGGTAGAGCTTAAAGCAATCAGCTATGACTGTTTTAACATCTTCATCAAATACAGAATCACACCTTTCTTTGCTAACCTCTGTTCCAACTTCCCACCCATACTCAGGGTCAGATTCGCGTACAAGATGTCCTATCCCAAAAGTAGGCAGTCCAAGATGATCTAAGTATATCTTTTGAACGTTTCCTTCATCGTATTCTATTTCTTGTCTTAATCTATCTATATCCATTATTTCTCCTTATAAAAATGTATATTTTACATCACCTCTTATTGTATCAAACCCAATTGAATAATCCTTTTCGTCAAAATTAAATCCTGCTAGATAAATATGAGTAAACCCTAAAAATTGTGCTAATACAATAGCATTTAGTCCAGAGGATAAACTGCTTGTATTATAAAAGTTTCGATAATCAAAAACATAACAGCGAGTAAAATCCTTATAATCACGATATTTTTGAGGTGTAGTAAATACAGGTTGTGTAGAAAAGCCATCTAACTTTTTCTTCAATATGTTATCTAATATGGGATCATCTTGTGCAAAAACAATATTTGCATATGGGTAATGTAAATTAGCACTTATGTAAAAATTGTGCTTTTTATGCCATGCTTTGCGCTTCGTACTCCCTGCTCCTACTATGCAGCACTCAAACATACTTTTTTCTATGATGAGCCTCTCTCTTATACCAATCAACTCTGTTTGCTTGAACACTCTCTCTTTCAACAAGCTGTTTATCTAAAGGCTCTTTCTCCATCCATGTATATTCTGACTTCCATTCCTCTCTTTTAAAAGGTATAACTTGGCACATTGGAGTGCCTGCAGGAATTAAATGTTTTTTCTCGTCTGGTTCCATATGAGTGTGTATAAAAGGTATATTAACTTGATTAAAATAACTATCTGTGTCTACTAAACCAACAACTGGTACAATTGGCAAGTCGAGTCGATTGAGAGGAGGTAAGAATAACGTAGAATATCCAGGCGGTGTTTCAATAATCCAAGGACTCATGTACTTAATCATACTGTAACCAGTCATTGGTGAGTTAGGAAATTGTTTAGCTGGGTGAGTTTCGATTGGAGGCCATCGTTGATATAATTCTTTCATTTTGTCATCTGAGTGCCAAATTCTAACTTCTTTCTCTGGAGTTTGATATAAAACAATATCTATATGTGTAAGTAAAGTATATCCTGCGCCCATAGCGTCAATAAACGGCACACACTTTTTTACTGTCCAATCATCTTCATTATATGGAGGAATTTTCTTAAACCATTCAGGAATAAGTTTTTTAGAAGGTAGGGGAGGTAGCACAAGTGTATCTGGAAAATCTTGTACTAAATGAAATTTTATAATATTTGTCATTGATTTACATAGGAATAATTAATTACCATCCAAAATAACTTGGATCATCTTCTAACATACTTTTGCGACTTCGGGGGTTGCTTTGTTGAGCCTTTTGGTCCTGCCCAATACACTTTATTAGCCCAGTAAGCAGCTGACATGGGTCCTTTCGCAATGTTTTTTGCGTGTCGTGCCTTGAAGCTCTTACGTGCCGCTGGGCTATAGTTATGCCCCATAGAACTGTCTCCAAAATGGATAAGTTTAATTTTATCGCCTTTTTTTGCAAGTACCATACCCTTTTTTTCAGGTCTGTTAGATCGTCTTGGTTTATTGAATCCAGCAAAAGTAGTTCCTCTATATTTAATTTTTCCGCTAGGTAGTCTCTCTACCCCAGGGTATTTACTCATTAGTTCTCTCTTTCATAAAAATCTTTTGTAAGGGATAAAAACTTTTTCTCAGCTTGAAGATTTTTATGATACCACATTCTATGCAGAATCGCGGCATCATTGAACGGAATGTTAATATTCAAATGACTGTTAATTTTATCAATAACTTTTTTATCTAAATGTTCTGTGTCTAAAAATTCTGCGTCTAATCTCATTATTGAGGGTAAATGCTTAAGAATCTTGGTTCTATTTAGAGATACACTTTTTAAAAAGTCTTCAAAACTAATTCCATTTAAATTACTGTTCAACTTAAAATAGTGTTTTAAACACGCTTCTGGAGTCCTATCCAAAAAAATTGTTTTTTTATCCACGTAATCATCATAAGTTCCTGTTAATTGTACTTTGTTTTTATATTTATGTAATAATACATCGTCATTATGTAACAGCTGAACTTTATGATTCTCAAGTACTCTACGCCATTTTGTTTCAAGGGTAATCCAAGTGTTTAACCATTTATTTCTACCATAAGCAGTATTAGCAATGCCGCTTAACTTGTTATCTAATCCAGGAATTTTATATTCCTCAGCTAATAAAACAAGCCATCTTAAATGATTAATACCAGATCCCAAGTATCCAAAAAGGTAAACATTATTTGACATATTGTCTATGAAAACTTAATCTATTTGTATTTCCACCTCTGTTGTATTCATCAAATTTATGTTTATAATCAATACCAAATAAAACTGTTTTACTTGGAGTTACGCCTACAGTATTACAAAAGTTATGCTGTTTGTCAATATATTTCTCTGTAATATAATCAGGCGTAAACCTTTCAAAATATTTTAATCCTAAAAATGCCCCTATTTTGTTATTATAATTTACTTTATTATACACAAACATAGTGTCATCATCATCTATTTTAGTGTAACGCATACCTATTCTTGCGTGTGCAACAGGAAAAGTTTTGCTCAACGAAAATATTACATCAGTGATACAATCATAATCCAAATTAAAATTAATATCTCTACATATCCCAAAGTAAGCACAATCAATTAACACAGGAATATTTAAATTACAACAATCAATTAAAAGTTCATGATATTTTTTAGGCTCATTACCTGTATCAGCGAAAGGTAAACTAACAACAACTGCGTCCTCACTATGTAGTGGTTTTTCTTCTAACCAATCCCAATTAAATTTATCACGCCAAGAGAGTTTGTGATACATATACTCTCCTTTAAAACATCTAAATCTACGCTTTGCATTTTTCAAATAAAATTTATCAAATGCTTCTGATGTGCCAAGACTATAACATCTGTATTTAAAATTATCTAATCCAATAAATTTATTTAAATTACTTGATTTAATCCACAAGTCATATTTGTATAAAAAATCGTTGATAATATCATCATCTTTTAAACACTTTAAATTTAAAGGTTCATCTAAAACTTTCAAAGCATTTGCATCATCAATAGCAAATGCACTGCCAAAAGTTGTTAGACGATTATCATTAGGTATATTTTTCATCTTCATCTAAAAATGTAATCTGCGAAATAATACAATCACTAGGTCCAAAATTAGCCATACCATGCCATGTATCGCCTTTCCAAGTATATGTATCTCCTGCGTTCCAGTGAGTATAAACATTATTACCTACTTGTAGTATTTGTCCTCTATCCCAATCATCCATCATAATAATGGTTCTACAAACATCTGATACATTATCCTCCGTAATAACATTAAATTTAACAAATGTCGCATATGTATCAAAATGCCACATTAAATTACAGCCTGGAGTTAGTTTTAAAAAGTTATAATTAAAGGTCATGTTTTCAAAAGGTTCAATTAAACTACTTAAACCCTCAGTGAGTGTAGGACGTATACTCATATAATGTAAGGTGCCCTCTGGAGGAACTCCCCATTTTCTATATACATCTTCTAAGATTTTTTTATTTTTTGTAGCAAAGGTGTCCCAAGAGTCATTATCTGGAATTTCATTGGTCATATATGTTGCGCTCCAAGGAAGAGTCGATATATCATTATCATTCCATGTAACTTTTTGAACACTGCTCTTCTCTGCGCTATATTCTCTCCAATTAATATAACTTTTCAAATCTAACATTTTTCGTACCTATCTTTTATTTCACAAATAACTTGCCATTGACGATGAGTCAATTGTGGAAACTTTTTCTGTGAATTTATACATCCTAATATAAAAGATTTTTCAGCATCAGTCAACGGATGTTTCTCGAAAAATTGTAGCAATGGTTTTTTAATTCTTCTTGTCATCGTCATTAAACTCATAGATAAAAGGATCTTTTTTTAACAACTCTTTTTTCTTTTTTTCAAACTCTCTATTAAACTTCCATTCTGCATACCATTCACGCAACCATTGGATCATCTTTTAACTCCTTTATTGGTGATGTACAAAGTGTAATTCTATAGTCATCACTCATGTTTATTATTCTATGTTCAGTGCCTGTTTGTAACGCATAACTGAATCCTTTTTTATAATAATATTTTTTATCATCTTTAAATTCAATAAAACTATCATCAGTCTGTAAAGCAGTAATAAATGCTTTATTAAATCCTGGTTTATCCATATCAACGTGCCACGGTATCTGTTGTCTTGGTGCTAAGACTGAGATATATAAAGTCATTATTTTTGAAATAAGTTTCTTTTTTTGTAGCATTTCAGACCATTTTACTATTTCAGGAAAATGTTTAAACATTGGAGAATAACCAGTATTTTTAATTAGGTCAAAAGACTTCCAGTGAGGTGCCTCTAAATAGCGATCAGTAAAAAGATGATTTCCTAATTTAAAAAAGTGAATAAGTTTATGAATATTTACACCTTCAAGAGGTGGTAGTTTTAGCTGCTTGCAGTTTGTCAAACATCATTCTCCTGTTCTTTAAAAGTGGAAGATAAGGCACGGCGTCACGTTCAAAGAT